CGAAAATCATGTACTCGTCCTCGCCCGGCGTGAACCGTTCGACGAATATCCGCGTGAGCTGCAGCGCGAGCCCGGTCGGGGGTCCCGTGGCTGGGATCTCGACGTTCTCGTTTTTGTAGTACGCCTTTCGGAATCGCTGCGATCCCGCTGTCAGCTCGGCGGAGCCCGCCGGCGGGAACAGGTTTCCGAGCACAGCGTCCGGGATGACGTTGTCGGTCATGCGTCCGCCGTTGCTTGGCGTGTCGCTTATATCCTCCGGCGCATAGACCGTCTGAATTTCTGATCTCACAATGGACACGATCGCGCCCTCCTACGGTGTCGCCTCGCCGTCGAACACGGCGAAAATACTGTTCCCCGAGATCGACCCGGCGCCCGCCGGGATGACGCGCTCGTGCCAGACCGGAGAGGCGCCCGGGTGCGTCTGCCAGACGATCGTATCGCCGGCCGTGAATACGCCGCTGAACCCGGCCGAGAGCAGCGTGAAAAACGGCAGCGCCCAGTCCGGATTATTCGGTGCGAAATCTCCCGCCGTTGAACCGCTGCCGACACTCCCGACGATGTCCCCGACGACGTCGTAGTTCGTCGCCCCGGTAAACGTCAGGGTCCAGAGCTGCTCGACCGTCGCCCGGTTCGACAGCGTGAGCGGGTTCGTGATCTCGTCGTAGGCGCCGGAGCCGACGCTCGTCACGAGGAAATTGTCGAAGTTTGGCAGCAGGTCGCCGGCCTGAATGATGCTCGACACGTGGGTCGGCGTCGCTGCGGCGTAGGCGTTCACGAGCCCCGTCGCGAGTGGAACCGTGACGACGTTCGCCAGCACAGTGATCGCGTTGCTCGGGTGAATCTGCACGATCTCCGCGTTGCCGGCCGCGTCGAGGTCGGCCTTGTCCGAGATGCGAATGAACTCGGAGTTCCGGAAAATCGCCGTCGCGCCGTCCTCGACCAGCACGTCGACCGAGGTCGCGCCGCCCGAGACGTCAGAGTCGAGCGTGCCGACGCCGAACAGATCCTCGGAACCCGTGAGGTCCGCTTGTGTGTTCTGCTGATCGCCGACGAATATGTACGATCGATCGTCGCCCGGTGTCACGAACTCTAGATAGATGACGACGTTTTTCAGCTCCTCGTCGCTCGCCGCGTTGTTTTTGTAGAACACCTTTCGGAACTTGTCGGAGCCGGCCGCGCGCTCGGTGACGCCGGCGTCGGGGAATAAGTTTTGCGACGTGCTCGGGATGATCTCGTTCGCAGTTATTCGCCCGCCATTTGCGGCCGTGTCGTCGACTATCGTCGGACGGTAGAGCTGCAGCTCGGGACGCGTGATCGCCATTTCTAGAACCTCCTCTAACCAGTCTGCGTCAGCTTTATTTGACCGAGCATGAAGTCGGTCGACGCGATGTTCAGACGCGTGATCAACGGTCGAAAGTCGACCGCCGGCGGATCGACGTGCCGGAATTGCACGACGAAAAATTCGGCCTCGATCTGCAGCGAATAACTAGCGCCGGCGACAGCCGCCAGCGCCTCCAGTGCTTCGACGATCGCGAACGTCGTGTTCCGCCAGCCGAGAGTTTCGTTTGCCTCCAGCGTGATCGGTCGTCCGAGCGTGAGTCCCTGCGCGAACGTGACAAGGTTCCCCGCGACTGTGCGGCTGTCGGTCTGCGCGACCGGGAGCCGCTGCGTGCGGTCGATCCACTGCATGTTGTCGTCGAGCGTGACTCCGCCGAGGATCAGTGTCATTTCCGAACCACTCCCCGACGACCGTCGCGCAGCGTGTCGATCAAGTTATTGATCACGGCCTGCTCGCCGAATAGCGTCCCCATCGGACGATTGCCGAGCGACAGGTCGAGCGCGACGCGCTGCACGATCTGCTCGGACGAGGCGGGTCCGCCGGTCTGCGCTGCAATAGCACCGATCGATCCGAGGACGCCGCCCTCCTGAAATCGCGGCTTCGCGCCGGCCATTGCGTCGATCATTCTCTGAATGCCCGCGCGCGATCCGGAGTTGATCCGATTCAGCAGCGACGAGAACTCCGACGACCGTCGCTTGTTAATGACCCACTCCCCGCGCTCGCCGGTAAAGTTCACACGGTCGCCGCCGCCGTAACCCGGGATCCGTCGACCCGCTTGAATGTTGCCGCCACTCGCAAACGCGCCCATGACGCCGCCGGCCTGCCCGGTCTCCTGCACGTCGGCCGTGATTATGATCCGCCGGCTTTTAATGTCGTCGAGCGCGCGCTTGAAAAACTCGACTTTGTTCTGCGCGCTTTCAATCTGCACGTCGACCGAAATCTCGATCGGCTTGTCGATGTCCTTAATAACCGTTTTCAGATCCTCGATCCGTTTCTTCTGCGCGTCGAGGCGTTCCTGCTCAGAGACCGCCGCGCTCGCTGCCGTGTCGCCCTCCAGTGCCGCGCGCTGTCCCGCCACGCGTGCGGCCTCCTCCTCGGCTTCTTGAATCCTTTGGAGCAACACGAACCGCTGCGCTGCTGTGTCGGCTTGTAGCGCCTCGTCGCGCAGTGCTTGGATCGCGGTCTGCGCCTCGCGCGCGGAGGCGGCGTCGACACTCGATGCGAGGACCGCGCGTTGATCGGCGATTTCTTTATTGATCGCGAGGATCCGCCGCGCGTTGATAATCGCGGGATCCTCCTCCTCGGAAACCCCGAGCAGCTCGCGCCCTTGTGCGGCGATGTCCTCGGCGATCGATTTCTGAAAATCCCGAGAGGACTCGGCGATTTCTTTTTCCAGCTTCGCGAGATCCTGCGCGAGTTTTACTTGTTCTTTTTGCGTCGCGCGCGCGAGGGTGATCTCCTGCTGTGCGAGCAGGATGTTCGCGTTCGTCTGATCGATTGCGCTCTGCCGCCGCGCTGCCCGTTTCTCCTCCTCGGCCGCGAGCGCGAAATTGCGGATCTCCGCCTCGCCGGCGTTGATCACTGCCTGCACAGACTGGATCTCCGAGAGTTCCTGCTGCAGCAGTTGCCGGACGTCGTCGAGTCGCTCGCGCCGTGTGTCCGCGTCGATCCCCTCGGCGAACGCCCGCGCGAGTATCGGTTGAATCTGCTCGAAAATTTCCTCCTCGGAAACGCCCCGCGCTTGCGCGAGCGCTGTGCGCAGTTCGACTATGTCGCGCTGAATGTCGAACGTCTTTTTCAGCTCCGCGAGCGCTTTGTCGTTCTCCTCGATCAGACCATCGATCGCAGCCGTCGCCAGCTCGAATCCGAGCGTCACCAGCGCGAGCGCCCCGGCGATCTTTCCGATCAGCGCGGCAGTCAGTGCAAGCCGCGAATTGAGTAGCCCGGTCGCCACTGCCTGCGCGTTCGTCGCTGCGGCGGACGCGACGAGGTCCGGCACGAGAAATTTCAAGGTCCCCTGAAACAGCAGCATCGATCGTCGAATCGTTCGGAAGATCAGCAGTCCCGCGATAGCCGAGACGAGCGTCGTCATAACAGCCGGGAACTCGGTCCCGAGAAACGTCACAGCGTTAGCGAGTGCGGTCACGAACCGGAGAAAGACTCGAATGATCGGCTCGAACGCCTGCCCTAACACGGTGAGCGCATTCGAGAGCGACGTCACGGCGACCTCGAATTTCACGCCGACCGTTTCGTTTACTTTGTCGAACGCCTCGTCGGTCGCGCCGGCGGAGTTCGTGACGGCGTCCAGTGCGCTCGCGAACCGCCCCGCATTCTGTCCCGTTGTCCCGAGTACGCCCTGCACGGCTTCGACCGATCCGAGTAGTTCCTGCAGTCGCGAGACCGAGCCGCCGGTCGCACTCTGTAGAATCTGGAGCGCTTCCTGAAACCCGACCGCCCTGATCGCCGCTTCGCCAGACGCGAACCCGGCGTCGTTAAAAATTTTCGTGAGGTCCTCGGTCGGGCGAATGAGCCCCTGCATAGCCGCTCGGATCTGAGTGAACGCGACCCGGGTCGGTGTACCGCTCGCGGTCAGCGCCACGAGGGACGCCGTGACCTCCTCGAACGAGATCCCCAGAGTCGCCGCGATCGGGACCGCTTGGAATAGAAACTGCGTGAGCTGCTGGAGATCCGTTTTGCCGGCGCGCACAGTCGCGAACAGAATGTCCGACACGCGCCCGGCCTCCGACGCCGGGATGTTGAACGCGTTAAGGACCGTCGTCAGACCGTCGACCGCTTGCTCGGCGTCGACGAGACCGGCCCGTGCGAGACGCAGAGACGTGACGAGAAAGTCGTTCGACTCCGTCGCCGTGACAGCGCCCGAGCTGATCGCCTGATAGAGCGCTTTCGCGACGTCGGTCGTTCCGACGCCGAACGTGTCCGAGAGTGCGAGGACCTGATCGGATAGTTCTTTATTCGAGACCTCGGCCGTGTCGACCAGCGTCGCGACCTCGGCGATCGCGATCGAAAAGTCGTTCGCTCCCTTGATCGCGAGTCCGAAACTCAGCCCCGCCGCGAGCGTGCGCGCGAGATTTCCGAACGCCCCGCTGCTCTGTCTCAGCTCCTCCCGATTCTTGCGAACAGCCTCCCGGAAATTCCTTACGTTCGTAACGCCGCGCTTTAATCCAACACCGAGCCGTTGCACCGCCGTCGTAGTTGTCCTGACGGGTTTCTCGAACGCGTCGACGCCTTTACCGGCTTTCTGTGCTTCCGTCCCGGCCTTGTTAAAAGCGACGCCCGCCCGCTGCGCAGACTTCGTGAAATTGTCGACGCCCTTCGTGTCCGAGGACGTCCGCAGAGTCAGGTCGACGATCCGTTGAACTGTAGTCGACTGCTGCATTTAACGACGCCTCGTCGATCGCTGTATCGCCCCGCCGGCGAGGCGGTTCGTCAGCTTCGCAATGTCGCCCCGACTCGGCCCCTGTGCCGGTTCGGGTTTGCCCGATTGCCCCTTGCTCATTTCAGTGATCGCCTGCGTCAGTCCTTTGTGGGTCGTGTTCGACGAGATCCAGTTTCGGATCATTACTGCCTCGCGTTGCTCCTCCTCTAGGTCGACGGCGGCGATGTAGAACGCGCCGAGTTGTCCCCACGTGAGCGCTTGAATTTCTTGCCACGTGTGTCCTTTTTCGACGAGTGTTGCGGCGATGTAGCTGAACGCTCCGAGCCGCCTGCGGGATCGCCTGTCTCTAACGCCGCCGCTATTTGCTCGGCCACTCGTCGCACGTTCGAGACAATCGTGAAAAAATCGCGGTCCCGGAAATTGACCTCGAACACAGCGTCGAGGAGCTGCATTGCCGACACGAGCGGCAGGTTTGCAGCGTCGTCGGGATGTAGCGAGGTCAGGATCGCGAGCAGCATCGGCGACCGCGAAACCAGAATGTCGGCGACGTCGAGCAGTTTCTCCTCGACGTTCGCCTCGGTGACGCCTCGCGACGCCAGCTCGACCATGAGCTGCGGCCACTCCTCCCGCATACACGCCGCGAAATAATTTGTGTCGTGCAGGTTAAGCGGCTCGACGGTGATCTTCGTCTTGCCGAGGGTGACGACTTTCTGCGGGAACAGGATCTCGAAATCCCGCTCCGATAGACGAATGAACTCTTTTCCTTTTGCTTGTGCCATTGCACACTCTCCTCGTTTGTGGTCGACCGTGGTCGACCGTTCTGTCGGCTTGCGCCGCTATCTACTTGAGCCGCTATGGACCGGCGGGATCCGGCGGTATATAGCTGCCCTTTCGCAGTAAGAAAACGTCCATCGTGTCAGTGCCCGATCCGAAACTATTTAGATCGCCCGGCAGAAAACCGCGATCGAACGGGACCGAGCCGGTCGACTGGATTCGTCCGAATCGAATGTCGCCGTCGTTCGTACCGCTGACACTCACGACACGAATGTCGTCGCCCGGTAGCACGCCCACGTCGGGCCATGATCGGCCGTCGGTAATGTCGACCACGCCGGCCGATAACATCGAGACCGCGAGTCCCGACACGAGCAGCGCAGGCGCCGGACTCACGTCCGGATTGTAGAGAACGTCGATCGGAGAAATGAATTCGCTCGGGTCGTCGGCCGCGTTGTGTGGCGGGTCGACGCGGATCGTGTCGTTCGCGAGGTTCGTCGCGCTGAATCCGACCACGGTGAAAATCCCCTCGATCGGCGGGTCCTGAATGTCGAGAATATCGCCGAGCCAGATCCCGTTTTGGTTGATCGGGAGCGCTGCCGGAAAAACGATCTTGTCCGGGAAAATGATCTGCATTGTCCCGGACGTCGCGTGCATTTTCGTCCCGCGTCCAGAAGCGAACGCCGGATTATTTGAACTCGGCCGGAACAGCACGCCGGTCGAGCGGCCTGCGAACGGTGCGCTCTTGAGCGTGCCCGAGGCGCCGCCGGTCGAGCTGCTGACGACGTCCGGGGTCCCGACGTCCCACTCCGCGCCGGCGTAGTCGATCCCCATGTCGACCGTAATGAAAAACCCGAACGAGTCCGGACCGAGTCCCTGATTGATTGCCGGCCCGAGCCCGACGATCTTTCCGACCGCCCCGGAGGTTCCGCCGGTGACGGTTGCGCCGAGTCCCCACGTCCCCGCGACCACGCCCTGAAATGTGAGCTGTCGCAGGTTGTCCGAGCTGCGCGAGAACCCGAGAGTCCCCCGCGCGCGGAGGTTCGCATTCAGCAGCGTGACGGCTGCAGAGATCCGCGCGTCGACGATCGTGTCGATGCGCCCGCGTGTCCTGTTCGGCACGATCGTCGCGTGGCTCCCGCTCGTGTTCTCGGGGTCAATCTGCAGGATCTCGATCGACGCCGGCGGATCCAGCGGGTCGACGTCGGCCGAGGGATCCGTGACCGTGCCGACAGTCCATGCGCCGGCGATCGCGAGGTCGTCCGTCTCGATGAAAATTTCGTCGGTTGCCACGATCGGCCCGTCCGCATACAGCCCGTCGAGCAGCTCGACCGCGACCTGCCCGCCCGGCGCCGGCATCGTGACCTGAATCCGCCCCTCGTAGAGGACGGCGCCCTTGAACTGCGCGTCCGGGTAGAGGTGCTGGTCCGGGAATGGTTCGATCCCGGCCGACTTCTCGAACGCGATCTGCTGTACTTCTTTTCGCGCTGTGAATATCGCGACCATGATTAGACCTCCTGCGGCCGGAATAACGGACTGATAGAACGCGCGGCGAGAGCGCCGGCGGCGATGGTTCCCGCCGCGCCGCCGGACGAGTCGACGACCTCGCCGGGTGCATACGGCGCGCCGGCGTAATCGACGCCCACGTCGACGATCACGAAATGCCCGACGCCGCCTTGTGTGATAGCCGGTGAGAGCCCCGCCACGGTGCCCACAGCGGTCGAGGTAAAGCCGGTCGCGGTATCCCCCAGCGCCCATACCCCGGACACGGCTCCGGCGAACGTGAGCTGTCTCAGGTTGTCCGAGCCCCACGTCTCGCCCAGCGTGCCCCGGGATCGGTGGTTGATATTGTTCAGCGTGACGAAATCGGAGAGCCGGAGATCGACGATCTGGTCCCGGACGCCTCGGACCCTGTTCGGGTAGATCGGGTCGCTCGACACAGCATGAATTAAAGTGTTCAGGATCTCAGGCGACGGCCCGACCGGGTCGACGTTGCGCTGCTCGCCGGCGATGACCGTGCGCAGAAACCACGCGCCCTGTACGGCGATCCCGCCGCCCTCGGCGAAAAATATGTCGTTCTCGGCGATCCCTGCGCCGACCCAGGTATCGTCGAGCAGCTCGAACGAGACGTCGGCATTCGGTAGCCGGCGCACACGCACGCGCCCCTCGTACTTTGTCGCGCCCTTGAATTGCGCGACCGGGAGGATCTGATTTTTCGACAGTAGATGCGCGAACGACTGTAGTTCAGTCTGCGGTGTAAACGTGGCGACCACGATCGATCCTCCCTAGTGACGAGCTGAACCCGAGACGCGACACGACCGCCGCGCCCCGGGTGAGCTGTTAGACGCGCAGAACGCCGCGCTTGCCGGTCCGAAACGCGTTCGGGTCCGGCACAGTCGGCGCACCGTTCGTCGTGACTACGGCGCCACTCGTGGTGCCGGTTAGAACCTCGGCAGCATTGAACACGCCACTCGCGGCGCGAACGTCGACGAACGACGTGTCCGGACCGATGCGAACGACGGTCCCCGTCTCGGTCGACGTGCCGCCGGTGACGACCTCGCCGACCTGCAGGGTTCCCGTTTTCGTTGCCGGGTCAGTCGGCAGACGAACGTCGTCCTTCCCTAGCAGCTCGTTATTCGGAGCGGCTGCGTCGCTCGTGATTTCCTGCAAACTCGCTGCAGGCGTGAATACTGCGACCATAGCTGGTCCTCCTCTAGTTCGTGTGCCTTAACCCTCGATCGAGACCCTACGGGTCGCGACGGAACCGAGTCCCGGAACCTGCGACGCCAGAATCGGCGCGCTTGTTATTCGGGATCGACGCCACGAAAGTCGACTGCTGCAGACTTGTGTCCGGTGTGAATACCGCCACTGTTACGTCCTCCTAAAATTACGGACTCCGCGTGCCCGCTACGCTTAGTTGCCCTCGTCGTCGACGCGGACCTCCATGAACGGCGCGTCCGGATGATTGTCCGCGTCGTCGAGCATTTCGCCCGTGAATGTCAGCGTCGAGAAGTCGTCGCCGATCAGAGCGACCTCGCCGTCGGGAACCAGTTTCACGCGCCACATTCTCGCCTCTAGGTTTGTGCCGACGTCGTTGTCCGAAACGAATCGCAGGAACCCCTCGATCTGTGTGTCGACGAACCCTCGAATGACCGTGACGACGTTCGCAAGTGCGCTGCCCTCGACGGTGATCGTCGTCGGGAACGGCCCGACCATGTTCACGGTCGGCGACAAGATCCGGATCCGGCCGACGTTCGAGTCGATGATGTAGTCCGATCCCTTGACGAGGCGCGTCGCGCCCTCAAGCACGACCATCTCCGAGTTATTGAATACCTCCGCTCCGACAGTCGTCGCCGTCTCGGTCGACGTGCCGCCGGTGATCGTCTCCGAGGGATCGAACGGCCCGCCGGCGATCGTGTTGATATTCATTAGCAGCCCGACGGTTGCCTCCTCCAGCAGGACCGCAGTCGCGCCGGACGTGGTGCCGGTGATTGTCTCGCCGGGAGTGAACACCCCAGAGGCGGCGGTGATAGTGAGCTGATTGACGCCGACCTTGCGGTGCAGCAGATCGTAGAACCTCTCGCCCTCCGCCGGGTCCTCGATGACTCCGGTGAATGTGACGAGAAATGGATCGACCGCTATCTGAGTCTCCTCGACAGACGTTCCGAGGAAAATCAGTTCGAGGTTGTCGGCGTTGATCTCGTCGAGAGTGAATGAAACATTCGGGGAAATCTGGGAGACAACTTCCAGATCCTTTCGGTTGATCCCCGACCGACTCGAAAAATGTTCGAGGTTTTCAATGTCGACGTTAATCGAGAACGTCGGCGCGTTGCCGAGGTCTCGCTCGGCGTCGAACACGCCCGGGGAAATGAGCCTCGAAAAAAACGGGACGCCCTTTCCGAGTGTGTAGTTTTCGACATTTGGTGCAAAAAATGACATGGGAAAATCTCCTCTAACAATCCGCTCCGAAATGCGTCTCGAAATAAGTGAACTCGTACACGGCGATCGCGAGCACGCGGTTCTCTGCCAGCTCGATGATCGCGTTTCTCTTTAGCCCGTAAACAGTCACGAGCGCGTTTTTAGGATCTGGCGGTCTGCACGGGTCCTCCGGCGGTCCGCCGTTCTGGAAATTCTGATCGAGTTCGAGTGCGATCTGCAGCTCGTGGATCATCCGATTCCCTTGTTCGTAGGCTTGTGTCGGGTTTGAAACCGCCCGAAAATACTCTAACCAGAGCGTTAGCGTTTTCTGGTAGAACAGCTCGCGCGCTTGTTCGACGCGCTCCTCGTCCTCGTAGAGCAGAACCTTCGGCACTTGCTTTACGTCGACGCCGGCCCAGCCCCGCTCGAACGGGACGGCCTTGTTCGCCGTGATCAATCCGCAGCGCAAACGGCGCTCGGTCTCGGCGACAATCTTTTCGCGCTCGGACGGATCGTCGCGCAGCGCATATTGTGGATACGTCGGGCAGGACGTTAGTGCTGGGAGTGGCATCTACCGGCGCCTCCCTCGTAGCACGTTGTCGACTTCGACCTGTAGACGTTTCAGCAGTAGATTGATCGTCGAGTCGACCGCGCTCGACGCCCAGCGCCGCGCCGGAATCTCGACCTTTTTCCGGAGGATGAACAACGGCGTCAGCCTGCCATTGCGATCGCCGATGATCGTCCCGTCGTGGATGAACGTGGTATCGAACGGCGACGGGTTCTGCTGCAGCTCGCCGGCAGACTTGCGCAGCACGCCCGACGGCGTCAGCGCGCCGGGTAGCGGGATCGTCAGGAATTGCTTTGTCTTGGGGACGATCGTTCCGCCGGTCTCGTGGATCAGCCCATACGGGATCCCGTTTGTCTGAATCGAAATCCTAGCTTGCGTCGCGGTGACGGTCGCCTTCGTGACGCGTGTCCGCGCCGCGAGGTTGCCGGTTCGCCGATTGAGGATCGTTCCCGCGAGGTTCTCCTGCACACGCGGGTCGAGGTCGAGCAGCGCGTAATCATCGAGCGCAGGGACGAGCGCTTTATTAAAGCGCGCGAGGGACAGCGAGCCCCGGATCTCTCTGATCGCGGCGTCGAGTTTTTTCGTGCCGACTCGGGTAGCGGAGACGTCTACGGTCAGAGGCATCGGAGATCCTCCGCTTGCCCGTAGTACACGAGCGGGTCGAGCTGCAGCGCTACGCCCTCGATGATCGATCCCCGGTCGGATCCCACGGTGACAGTCCCGAGGTCCTGCCCGCCGGCGACTGAGGACAGTCCGACGAACGGTGCGCGACGGTACTGCGCCGCGCACTGCTCGGCCATTGCGTTAACGAACGACGCGTCGTCGTCCGCTCGCGCGAACCCGCCGGTGTATGTGACCTCGACGACCGAGAATAGAAAGTCGGCCTCGGCTCCCGTCAAACCTCTCGTGAAGGTTTCCGACGCGAGGTCGAGACCGAGAATGCCCTGTCCGAAAATGATCCGATTCCCCTTGACCTCGTAGTCCTTCGGGTCGTTCGGGTCGATCGTTTGTTCGAGAACGGATCCGTTCGCCTCTACAATCGAGACGGCCTGCACAGGCACGACGCGAAGTTTCAGCTCGAACCCGACCGCGAAATACCTCTCGCAATACTCCTCCTGAAAAAATGGTCGCTGCATGTACGACTGTGCGATCGCGAACGCTTGTCCGCTGGCGGCGACGAGCACGGGATTGTCGGCGTCGGGATTTTGTGTCGTCCCGTCGACGATATTGATGAACGCCGCCGCCAGCTCGCGGGCCGGTTTCATAAATGCTCGAACTTCGCCGCCGGTCGGCATGTCGCGCCCCTATTTTTTCGCCTTGCGCGTGAACTTGCGCGCCGGCGGTGTTGGTTCGTCCCCGATTTCGTCCTCGGGGCTCTGCCCGTCGGCGAGCTGCGAGGCGGGGTCCGACGACTCGAATCTCTGCCTCGGCGTTCCGAGTGCAGCGCCTCCGTCCTCGACGCACTCGCTGATCACGAGGACGTCGTTCGCCTTGTTATTTTTCGGAACGGATCGGATTTCTCCGAGACACGTCCCCATGCGATGAACCCAGTTCTCGCAGGTCGTTTGAATGATGTCGTTATGCTTGAGATTCAAACCGTTCTCCGGATCGTAGAGCGTGTGCTCGACGCGGTAGAGTAGTCCGCGACTCGGATCGAATTTCTTTCCAGTTGCTTGCTGTGTTGCCATTTTTCCTAGTCCTTTCCTTTGCTATCTCCACGCGCCCGGCTCCGAACGTGGAACCGGGCGCACGCTACCTACTGTCGGCGAAACTCGCCGGCGCCGATTACGCGGCAGTCTTGAGAACTGCAAACGCCTCCGGCAGAGCCACGGTGATCGCCGTCCGCTGAATCACGCGGAGGAAAATCTGATCCGTGGTGAACCCGACGTGTGTCGACTGCGCCATCGTCATCCGTCGACGGTCTCCGATGTAGACGTGTCGGAGGTTGCCGAAAATAATGAACGGCGTGTCGGCCGCGCTGTCGGTGATCGACGGCATGACGTCCGTCAGCTCAAAGGGGAAACCCCAGATCGTGCCCGGAGTTGCGCCCTGCGGCTGCGCGTAGATGTAATGCCCGTCGGTGCCTTTCAGCTTGCGGATCAGATTCCAGACCGTCCGGTGCATGAAGTAGCGAGATCCGGTCGATGCGGAACGCGTGATCGCGACCGTCATGTCGGCGAGGTCGTCAGCGTCGACGTCGGTGAACGCGTCGAGAGTTGCGCCCATGACGACGATCGTAGTACCGGGATCGCCCAGTACGCCGTTGAACGGATCGCCCGCTCCCACGACGTCGCCAGTCAACACGACGCGGTCCTCCTCGAAAGCTATTTGTTCCGCAAACAAAGTCGCGATCAAATTCGCGATCGGAATCGTCGAGTCCTCCATGAGTTCGCCAGTCACGGGAACCAGCGCCGCGAGTTTCTTCGCGACGAGTTTCACGTTGCCGAACTGCGGACGCGTCTCGGTGATTTGCTGCCCTTCGTCGATCCAGAACACGGCGACCGACTGCGTCAGCTTCGGAATTTCCATCTCTAGCCGGCGCATCGGAATCACGGTCG